TGGTCATGGGCATTGATTCCAGCAATAATCGGTATGTATTGGAGTATTTTCGTGAGCGTATACCAACATTCGATGTTCCNAAGGAGATTATTAGACTTGCAAACAAGTATACTCCAGTACGCAGAGTTACGATTGAGACAGTTGCGGCACAGGAGATGGTTCGGGATATGGTTACAAGGCTTTCCGCACAAGAGAAGAGACTTCTTCCGGGTATATTTAAGGGAGTTAAGCCTCCGGCTAGAATCAAAAAACAAGATAGGTTGGAAACTACCCTTGGCCCTATTGTCAATTCTAAGAAGTTGTATATACAAAGAGAGATGACAGAGTTAGTAGATGAGTTCTTTGAACATCCTAAGCCTAGAAATGATGATGTTATGGATGCTTTGTATTATGCAGACTACTTTGCTAAAGCACCAAAGAGTAGTAGGTCTAAACTAGAATCTATTGAAAACGTTGATAATCACCCTATACGCAAGATACAAAACAAAGCATACAACTGGATGACAGGTTCCAGACTTTAAATGTTGCACTATTACATTGTTTGTTGTTAACATAAGATAGCTAAATACACACATGCCAAGGTACTCAACAAGATCAAAGAAAAGATTAGCAACTTGTGATGAAAGGTTGCAGAAGGTGTTTAATGAGGTTATTAAGCACGTAGACTGCTCTATACTGGAAGGTCACAGAAGTAAGGAGAGGCAAAATAAACTATATGATGAAAAACGTACTAAGGTTAGGTATCCTAATGGTAGGCATAATTCTAGCCCTTCTAAAGCCGTTGACGTTACCCCTTATCCTGTGGATTGGGAAGACCGGGAACGACAAACCCTCTTTGCTGGGTTCGTTATTGGCATTGGTCGGGGCATGGGCTATAAGATAAGATGGGGTGGTAACTGGGATATGTATGAAGAAAAAGGTAGATGGGAAGTGAAAGACAATCGCTTTGATGACTTTCCGCATTTTGAGATAAAAGAATAATGCCCGGTACTACAGACACAGTAAAAGCAAAATTAACACCCGGTGAATTTGTCATTCGCAAAGAAGCCGTAGATATGATAGGGGTTCCTATGTTGAACAAGTTAAATAATATGCCAGAAGAAGGTGGACACTCCGCTATTGATAGAATTATTGATATGGCTACTATGAGCAACATGAAGATGATGTATGGTGGTGGCATGGTAAATCCAAACTATGCCGGTGGAGGAATGGTACAGCAGTATGGTCATGGCGGCATGGTTAAAGATAAGATGATGATGATGGAAAAAGGTGGACAGTTGAAGGTAGTGCCAGAGGGCAATCCCGGTTTAGGTAGGTTGCCAGAAATGGTAAGAAATCGTATGGGCTATATGCAAGACGGTGGTATGGTAAACGATTCATTAATGGGTATGCAATATGGTGGAATGGCTAAAGAGAAAAAGATGATGGGATATGAAAAAGGTGGAATTGTAGATATGGTAAAAGGATTACTTTCTAAGATGCCTATGAAGTCAAAATCTGTTGAAGATATAGAGCAAAGTGGTGCTCCTATGGTTGATATGGAGCAGGTTTCAAGAAAAAAAATAGGTATGTCATTTGATGATTATGGAGATGCTATCAAAGCTAGAAATAACAGGTTAGTAGCAGACTATGGAAGTTTAGACAATGCTTACGATTTATTGAGAAGTGGCGAAATTACTAAAGAAATATTGAATAAAGAAAGAGATGCTTTTACTCAATTTGGAAACAGAAGAGGTTTAGTAGGGATGCAAGATGGTGGTGAAGTTGGTAAGCTAGCAAAATTACTTTCGATGGTTACCCCAAAAGGAAGAAGGCAATCGGCTTATGAAGAAATGGTTCCTCGGGATATGTTGCCTTTAATTGAGAAAGCCAGTACTCTTCCGGAGGATTTTTTTTATGTCCCTGCTGATGAAGCTGGATATATAGACTTAAAAGAGCAAGAGCGAAAGAACGCTATTGGGCGTATGTTGCAAGGTAGGCCCCCGCAACCACAAGAAGCACCTGATGAGTTGATACCATTTCAAGAAGGTGGAGCCGTAGAAGAAGGTATTCCATTACCGCCTCAACCTATGGATCCGCTACAGATTGGTGCTAGGCAAGCAGACCCTTCTATATATGAAGGTAGTACGTTGGGTGTAAGGGATCAGGCCATGATGTTACAAGACGGCATTGAGCAAGATACGGTAAATAAAGCTAGAAAAACATTACAGCTACTAAAACTAAAAAGTTTATTGGAAGGTGCAGAGTCTTTAGACTATCAAGAGCCAAAGATGGAGCAGGGTGCAGGTGAAGAAATGACAAGACAAATGTTACAGAGAATGATAATGATGAGAGGGATGCCTTTTTAGCGTATGGAACAAGACCCAAGAGCATTACAAAATGATGATTTGTATAGACAGTGGCGTGACTCACGATCTGACTGGGACACAGAAGCTCGTAAGGACATTGATTTCTATCTTGGTAATCATTTTAGTCAGGAAGAATCTGACGACTTAGCATCTAGAAACCAAGCGGATATACCTATGGATCGTGTATCTGCCGCAATAGAAAAATTTAAAGCAGTACTTACATCAAGACCTCCTGCATTTACAATAACCCCTAGAGAAGATTCCGATGTGCAAGTTGCTACATTGTGGAGAACGGTAATGGGTTATGTATGGCAAAAGTCTGATGGTGATTGGCAAATGAAACAAGCGATACAGGACTATGCCACAACAGGTATGGGCTACTTGTATGCTTACATAGATAGAGAATCAGATTTTGGTAGAGGTGACGTTAAGTTCACTTATGTTGACCCGTTCAGAGTTTATGCTTCTCCTAGCTCTCGTGATCGTTGGTTTAGTGATTCAGATGGTATCATCCTTTCCACCATCCTTACAGGTGAGCAAGCCGTTAACCTCTACCCAGAATTGGGAGACAGGGTTGATCCAATTACAGGAGAAGAGATACCCGGTTTGATTAAAGATATATCTGGATTTACATACGATGAAGAAGATTATCCCTCTTCTCAAAATAAAAATTCTATGAGTGTGTTTACCCCAGCGGAAGTAAAGGATAAAGATTATTATCAGGTAAAGAAATATCAAGTACTAGAAAGATTTTATAAGATAAAAGTTCCTTATTATCGTATTATAGATATGAAGAGTCAAGAAGAAAGCATCCTTTCCCAAGAGGAGTATGCTCAGTTTGTATCGGAAAACAAAGAAGCATTTGACATTGGAGCTTTCACTGCAATAGAAGTATTACAAACTCGTGTGAAAGTGTGTGCATCAATGGGTGAGGTTGTGCTATATGAACAGATACTAAATACCGATGAATATCCCATAGTTCCCCTTCCAAATATCTGGACTGGCACTCCTTATCCCAAATCGGATGTATCAAGAGCAAGACCTATGCAAAGACTACTTAATAAGTTATGGTCATTAGCATTGTCTCATGCACAGGCATCAGCGGGTTTAAAGTTGTTAGTGCCTTTGGGTAGTGTGGAGGATGTGAATCAGTTGGAAAAAGATTGGGCAAACCCAAATGCGGTGATTGAAGTAGACTCTTCTCAAGGTGAACCGCACTACCCAGCTCCTCAGCCTTTGGCTGGAGAGTTCTATAGGTTAATACAGCAGTCAGAGTTTTACATAGATTTTATATTTGGTCTTCCAGAAATGATGCATGGCTTTGCAGAAAAAGCTCCAGAGACAATGAGGGCTACAGAAAGAATGATTGCACTAGGAAGTGAAAGGCCGAAGTCTAAACTTAGAGACATAGAGTTTAGTATTAATAAGTTAGGTAAGGTTCTGTACAATCTTTCTAAAGGTCACTATACTTACAAAAAGATTTTTCGTTTAGCACAGCCAAATAACAATATAACTGAAGTTATGGCAAATTTTTATACAGATGTTTCCGGAGCTGTGTTAGATTTAAAGAAGGAAAAGCATGCGTTAGATCAGCATGACATAAGAATTGAACCGGGTTCTACAATGCCTTCTAGTAAATATGCAGAACTTGCAGTGTACTTAGAAGCTTTCCAAATGGGTATTGTAGACAGGTACGAAGTATTAAAGAAGAATCCTGAATTGTTTGATAAGGAAGGCATTATGCGTAGAACGGAAGAGAAGCAGTTATTACAGCAACAAGTTCAGGCAATGCAGGATCAGATAAAGAATTTGCAGGGTGACTTGCAAACCGCACAACGAGAGTCTGTTAGCGATAGAAAAAGAGTCGAGGTTGAAAAGTTTAAATCTAGGCTATCTGAAGTTTCTTCAGAATCTAAAGCGGACAGAAGAGTGCAACGTAGTAAACTAGAAAACGAGGTGAAGCTAGAGGTGGAGAAATTGGCTAGTAATCTGAAAGATGTTCAGAGAAAAGTCAGTTCTACTCCTGAAGCCTAGAGACATCTAAGGAGAGACTATGTCTACAACAGAACAACAGGAAGTAAATGTCCAAAACGATCAAGTCGTAACTAATGAGGCTTTCGTGGAAGATATCGTAAATCAGCAAGCTGGGCCTGAGAGTCCAGAGCAAATTCAAGAACCAGTACAAGAACCAGCTACTTCAATGGATTATGAAGCTGAGGCTAAGAAGTTCCAATCTATGTATGATCGGTCACAAGCTGAAAATGCAAGGTTACAACAAGGAGCACAAATACTTCAGTTATTGGAGCAGAGACCTGACTTGGTACAGGCACTTGAAAGCGGTATAGCTCAACCACAAACTCAACAGCAAAACGAACCTAGTGTCGGGAAGGATGATTTTAATCCTTGGGATGCTTTCACAGATGAGAACTCTGAGTCAGGACGATATGTAAACAATAAGATAGAATCGTTAGTGAATCAGAGATTGACTTCTGCGTTATCCCAACAACAGCAACAAATACAAGCTGAGATGCAAATGCAAAACACTGTAAATGAATTAAGAGGAACATATAAGATGTCCGATGGTGACATTCAAGAGTTCTTACAATTCACTACAAAACCAAAAGAGCAAGTAGGTTTAAATAATCTAGTAAAGCTCTGGCAGATGCAAAACGGTCAATCCGTTGCTAACAACGATACAATGGAAGCGGTAAATGCGGCAAAACAAGCTCCTAGAACTGCTGGCGTTCTTCAAGGTCAACCTCAGACATCACAAAAAAATGATACTGATAAGATTTTTGATGCCGTCATGGGCAATAGTGGCTCTTTGCGATTACCGTGACATAACAAACAAACCACAAACCAAGAGGTAATAAAATGGCAATATCATACAATACTGGTACTTTAAAGTCCAGTGATATCACAGCTTCTACTTCCTCTGCTGGTGTAGGTCAGGCTCCTGATAGGAGACGGATATTTAATTTTGGAGACAGGGTAGCAGAATTAGCCCCTGAAGAATCTCCATTCTTCGTGTATCTTTCTCAAGTAGCCAAAGCACCTACCGATGATCCAGTATTTCGTTACTTGGAAAATCGTAATAAAATCAACTTTACTGACCGTTCTCTTCTTTTGAAAGGAGCCGTTAACGGTGGTTCTGCTGTGTCCGCAGGAACGTCTTATGCGTTTACTGTTGACACTGCTGGTGGAGCCTCTGTTGACTATCTGTTAAAAGGAATGGTTATCGCTGTTCAAACTGCATCTCGTACAGGTGATGTTGGAATTGGGCAAGTGGTCGTTAGGGTTGATTCAGCAGTAACACATGGTAGTAGCGAAACTTCATTTACAGGTAAGATTATTGATGTCTCAAACGCAAACGTTTCTGGGTACAATGTTCTTGCTGATAATGATGAAGCTCAGATAATCGGTACTTCCTTTGAGGAAGGTTCTGGTTCTCCTGACGTTTTCTCAACAGAGCTTGAAGATAATTATGGGTATACCCAGATTTTTAAGACAGCCGCTGAGATGACAAACACAGC